GTAGTCAGCTTCAAGTAAGACTCTACCTGCAGGTGCCTGATATACACCTTTGATCTGAGGATCTTTCTTAACATTCTGCACATTTGGCTCCCTAGAGCTTAGCCGACCAGTTGCAGTAGTATACAAAGAGAATGTAGAATGAACTCTTCCAAGATCATCTCTAGCCTTGATAACTCCCTCCACGTATGTTTTGAGAGCCTTCTTCAGTGATCTTCGCTCTAGAATCAAATCTACAAAAGGATGTTGACCTGCAAATTCCTGGATATGCTCCTCATCTGTGCTACGACTGCCACGATGTTTAGACTTGAGCTTTAGTCTATCATATAGTATCCAGGCAAGTTGTTTAGTACTTCCTGGATTAAATACAGCTGGTGATGTCTTAGCACCAGTATCCTGTACATATCTCTCAGGGTTCCATAACCCTTCGGTCAACTCACCTATCCTATTGGTAACGTCTTCGATCTCACCCATAAAGCGTATCCGTAGCTCTTCTAGTGAATCCAGTCGAGTCCACATACCATTACGTTCCATACGCTGCAAGAAGGATGATGCTGGGATGAGTAATTCGTGATATAGCTTATGAAGCTTAAGATTAGCGCATAACCTAGGATACAGAATGTGGAATATCTGAAATGTATAGTCTACGTCTTTGGCTAGGTAAGGATTGAGTATCTCTGGTGGCACGTTAGCATATCCACTTTCTTTTGCTGTGGCATATCCCTTTACTGACATCTTATAGTTAGGAGCTCCTAACAGCTGAGATGCCAATTGACCTAAGTCATGCGTTCCAGAAGTTTCATTCAGTGCATAGTGCAATAAGATGGTATCGTGATGAACCGTAGCTCTCAATCCATATTTGCGAAGGAATGCAGTATCAAACTTTCCATTATGCCATATCCACTTAATGCTATCTATCTGAAATAATGCTTTCAGCTTCTTTAGCATATGACCTGGAAAGATAAATGATTGACCTGGCTGATAGCAAATACCCAAGGCCAGAGTCTTGTCTCGCCTTGGGTTAAAACCACCTGTCTCAATGTCTGCTGCTACCAAAGTGTGAAGAGCTAAAAATGGGACAACTTCTGCTAAGCGCTCATCTGTATCAACTATCTCAAACTTACTTGGTGGCGGCTCCTTGACAATACCTGTTAAGAGTGTCTGAACAGCATACTGTGTAGCGCTGATAAAGGTCTTATAGTCTCCAGGTGCTCTAGCAACCTTACCTGGATGCCAGTTTGCAATAACAGGAACTCCTGGTAGGTAGGGTGATTTTAATGCTCTTCCATGCTCATGTGTGATCTTAGCTTTTGAGTTTGCAGTAAGTACCTGAACAGGTGTATTTCCTAAGGCCATTATTACCTTTGGCTGCACTAATGCTAACTCTTCGAGCAATCGATCTTTACAGCACTGCACTGCTTGCTGGTTGATAGGCTTACCTACAGGAGGACGGCAGAGTAAGGCGTTCGTAAAGAACACCTTACTCGTATCATTTAGGCCTGCTACCTGCAAACACTTACGAACCATATTCCCTTTATAACCCTGAAATGCTTTCTTGTTTGCAATCTCTGAGTTATCCGCAGCCTCTCCTACTACAGCAAAGTCAGCTTGAAAAACTCTACTTGCCGGTATCCTTGGAAATGCTTTATTTGGGCAGTTCGCACAGTTTGTTGGCACAGTAATCCCTCCATCGCTCAATGTTGACTTCTAAACTTGCCTGCAGAGCATCATTAGCTGCAAAGTCAATTTCTTCCATAGGTCGCTGATTCTTGGGTGTTAGCACTTTACCTTTGCGAGCGTAGGCATAAGCAATTGCACTATCTGTCCCTCGAATCATTTTAGCTGTAGGCGTCTTCAAACTTTGAAGCGTTGCTAGATCAGCTAGCTCACTAGGATCATCCCAACATCCTAAGAAGTGTACATCCTTTGTGCAACCTAGAGATGCTAATGCACCAAAACAAGCTCTTCTAGCCCTACCTTTAAACTCAGTATACTTAGGAGTTACAAACTTAGAAACTCCGATAGCTGATATATCCCAGTTAACCATTACAGATGCACATCGATGCCACTCCTCATAGTGTATCCCTTGAGGTACTGCCATTAGGCCAAAGGGAAGAGTACCTCCCAGTATACCTCTTAACTCTTGCATAGCAGCCCAAGAATCGGCTAAAGTCTTAGTGCTATCGTAGATAGTATCTGGAAGAATGATCTCGCTAGCATTGATCAGTAATGCTTTTTCGACTAGCTCCTTCAGTGGCCGCTGATCTCCCTCAACTACGCCATTGTCCATAAGGATGAACCTGCCTTCCCTACCACGCTCAATAAAGAAGTCAGTATACTCCTTATCAACCCCGATTAAGTGGGCTAGCGCCATCAAGTAACCATCATCTTTGGTAAGGTGTAGATAAGGTGTAGGCACAATAGTTGCACATCTCATTCTTCTTCCTCCCGCCCTTCGTATAGCTTTATCGCTTGATTTCTTTTATCCGTACGTACTTCGCTCACATAGATAAGACGTTCTGCAGTAATGAAATCACCACTGCAGCGTTGAGGTCTAGAACCTAGCTTCTTTGAGGGCCTTGGGTCTAACTTCTTCTTGCTCATCTAGCTTCACTCCTACTAAGAGTTGTGCGTAATCAGATACTTTAACTAGGTCCTTGAGGTTCTGAGTTTGCCCAAACCTAGCGGCATACTTTATGATGCTGCCTATACAGAAACCTTCAGCTGCCTCTACAGTATTTATCAGATCGAAGGCTTCTATTTTGGTATCCTTCTGCTTATAGTGCTCTGATCCATCAGTTTGGCAATGGGCTCTTCCCAACGCTCGCAGTTCATGGATGCCTTTCATTTTATGCCCTCCTCTAGGTAGCGATTAGGAATAGAAGTTCGCTCTGGGTAGCGTGCTCTCATCTTCTTCATTCCGATGACTGTAATCTCATCTAAGCTACTACCTAATTCCTGAGCTATCAAGGAGACACTCCATAGTACATCACTAAGCTCCTTAAGAGTATCAGTGCGATTGAATTCTCGTCGACCATCCATAGGCTTCTTGAACTCATCTAGCACTTCTGCAGCTTCGCTAGGTAGACTTATCAACAAGAACTGCATCCACTTATCATGACTCATATCCTTAACCCATTGTGCCTGCTTAACTAATCCCATCTCAAAGTCGTACTGATCCCCAATACTTAGATCATCTGTTTTCTCCATCTCTCTCTAGTCCTCCTTTATATAGGCACCATTCTCGTTATCCTCAAACACCTTAACTTCTACTCTACGAGGTCTTGGAGTTTCATTAGCATGAAAGCTAGGATAATTCTCCTTAGCCCAGCTTTGAATGTCTATAGCTATCATCTCACAACTAAATGTCCCTCGATAGTCAGCTGCGAATTTCTGCACCATAACGTTTAGAGCTTTTTTAACCATAAGGAATTCTAGCTCACGATCATTATGAAATACCTCAATCTGCAACTCTACAAAGAATACATGTCTATGAGTATTCCTCAGGAACTTAACTTCTTCAGGTGCATCAGGGTATCGGTGATTTCCAGTGAATTGAGTCTTAACTATAATATGGGTTGACATTTCAAGTCCATCCCTTTCTCTACTACTGCTACGGCATCATGCTGATGTATGCTTTCCTCACTTATGGCTGTAACTTTAAAAGCATAGATCCGGCTGTCGTCATCAAGTCGAGTAGCTACTTCACGAGCTAGATCCTCTACAAACTTTGGATTCTCATAAGCTCGCTCGGTGACATACTTTTCATCTGGTCGCTTAAGCACAGGATACCTGCAGCAGCTACTACAATCTTCAGCAATAGCTACTAACTCTTCAATGTATACTAGATCATTGAAGCGAACTGTCATCTCCACAGTAGCACGCTGATTGTGAGCAGAGTAATTACTGATCTCCTTGGAGCAAGGGCAAAGGGTAGTAACAAAAGCTTTAACAGTTAAGCTAAACTGATAATTCTCTGGATAGGTTAGTAGATCATTTATAATGGATAGACTAGCTTCCAGAGTAACATCACAATGACTAGTTCCAGTAAGTCCAGTTACTGGAGCTCTCTGAATAAAGAAGAATGGAAATTGCAAGCTGACAGTGGAGTGTTGACTCTCCATGATCTTGTTGATATCTCGAAGTAGATCTCTCAAATTATCGACTACCCAATTATCTTGCAGCCGCTGATTCAACACTATTGGTAGCCGACTCATGTTGATTCCTTTTAGGTCCTTCGCTAGGTTAGTACGTAAATCTGCTGTAGCTACTGTATCAACCAGCTCTCCGCCAATTCGAGCTATCTTAATGGGAACATATAGACCACTAACTTCCTGCCATTACTGGAAACTTATAGTCTCCCTTAATATTCTGAACATCTGGTAACGTGTTGATATCCATTCCTACACTCCTCTTTTGTTTCCCCATAGTAGCACATGTAGCTGTGGTAAGATAACAGCATGTTGCATCTGAGGATCTTCCAATACAATGGTAGTCAGCACTTCTAGCTGATTTAAAAGAGATCTCCGTACTGTATTCAAGGCGTTAACCGAAGCTGCCTTAACATCGCTATTGCCTGGCTGCAAATATAATGGAATATCTTTGAATATGCCTAACGATAGCTCCTTAGCAAATTCATAATCCATCTTATTGAAGATGACCATCTTGAGTGCTAGTTTAGGCCTAACAGTGAAATGAGAGCTCTGATCAGCTAAGTAGTACAATCTATGAACAAACACTTTAAGAATGGAAGGCTCAATTGTCATCCCAGAGCTAGGTGGCTTTGGAGATACAACTACTAAATCACACAGCTCTAACCATTCTGCCCAAATAGTACCTTGAGTTTCGACGGCTACCAATTTGAAGTGTTCTTTGAGATTCTCGACTAGCTCACGCATTGCCTGTGGATCTTGGGCACAGGGATTTCCACCAGTGATAGTAATCATTGTATTGAATTCTCCAGCCATCTTGATGATCCTATCAGCTAGATCTTTTGGATGTACTGTATCGCCATCTTTTTTATTCCATGCTTGTTTCGTGTCGCACCATATACAATTCTGATCACAGCCCTGAGTGCGAAGAAACATAGTGGGAGAGCCAATAAATGGTCCCTCTCCCTGAATTGTTGGTCCAAAGAACTCATTTACGTATAGAAACATCTTATACCTCCGCAATCGCACAAGCTGTTGGAGTTTCGTACAGCTCAATCTTAGTAACAGGTAGATCAGCAATTTGCAAAACATCTAACATCCAAGCGGCCATATTCTCAGCAGTGCTCTTAAAAGTTAATATATCATCAAGATTCTGGTGATCTACATAATCGATGATCAAAGAGTTCACAACTTTCTTGAGGTCCCCAAAGTCAACAACCATACCTTCTGCTGGATGATTAGGTTCATTGATAATGCCATCTTTAAGAGTGACAAATAATTTGTACGTATGGCCATGCAGATTGGCACACTTACCTTGATGGTTTGGAAGATGGTGGGCTGCATGAAATTCAAACTCCTTACGAATGGACACTTTGTTAGTAGTTCTCGATAGCATCTCTTTGCTCATAATTAAGTCCTCCTCTTATCTGTTACCCTCTTGGGTGAATCGCTTTAATTCTGCAGGCTGAATAAACCATTTTCTTCCTCGCTGAATTGCTCTAATCTGACCTTTATGAATGTAGTGCAAAGCTGTTATATAGCTTACATCTAACATAACCGCGACGTCTTGAATACTAAGCAGATCATCTCGCAGTTCTAACTGCTCGTCGTCAGTAGTCACTGCCAACACCTTACCTTTCTTACGGCATTTCTAGCTCAACTACTTGAGCCTCATGCTGAATGGGGAAATCTCGATCATACGGGATATCATCAAACATTAATGGAATCTTAGACTGAAGATACTTCAGTATAGGGATAGCATTCTGTCTCATTTGCAGATGTGCTGCCTTAGCAGCTCGTAAGGTTAAGAAGTGTCGGTACTCCCTAATATTTAGAGTAATCCAGATCTCAGTCTTTGTGCTATTGTTAAGCACTGTGCGAGCCTCTTGAGGAGTGTAACCCAGCATCAGCAGGGATTGATAAATATGCTCGCTCTGATGGCAGGCAACTTCCCAAAGCTTATATGCCTCCGTAGTTGGAGCAAAGAAGAATGGTTCAATGAAAGCAACTCCTCTCTGTCCATAGTTACAGTACCTTGTTGACTCTTGAGCGTAGCTGGCTAATCGATGCCGTACCACTTCATGAGATACCCCACGATCACATGTCCACTTCATTGATATTGTAGCATGCTCAATCATTGCTTCATGTCCACGTTTGATTAGCATCTCTACGAAGTTAGGTGCACTAGTATCAGTAATCTTATCTTCACTCTTGTAGCATGTTCTGCCAATGAGCTCAATCAGCCTAAGCATTCCTGTACCATCTCCATAAATAGGTAGAACCTCAACTTTAGGTTGTATGATATGCATAGTATCTCCTCCTTCATAGTGAGAAAAGGCAGCTCACAATAGAGCTGCCTATGACTAATTACTCAGCTGCTAAGTAGTCGCCACCATCTGCTTCAGGTGCAAGTACATCAGTAACTTCATTCCGTTTTTGTCCTTGATAAGGCTTGATACGAAGCTTTACTCGTGCAGCAAATCCAAGAACCATACCTTCTTCTGCAAACTTCTTAGGACTGAATTGCGACATTGGAACATCTGGTGCAACTCGAACCAGTAAACGCTTTAAGCTGGCAATACCACGAGGCATGTTCAGAACTGTGTGATAGAAGAACATTCTGTTCTCATAGTTAGGATCAATGCACTTGAATTGGAATGTTAGCATTGGGTTGCCTTTAGCTGAATCGCCGAATGTTACATCTTCAACAATCACTGGGTAGATACCAGGAGGAAGTGCTTCAAACTCAGGTTGTGTATCATCTACACCATCAAGGTCAAGAACCATTCCGTCGCTATCGCCGCCAGCACCAAGATCATAAGTTGTGTTATCTGGGTCTAAGCCAAAGTCTGCACCATTCATATTAATACACCATCCATCTTCTTTATTTTAGCCTCTTTGAGGTCTAACGCGTGTTTTGCAGTCTTAGGATATCTGCCATTGTGGGATTGTCCAGGAATGTTCCATTCCAACGCTTGAACCGATTCTTTGCTTGATACGTTTGGCCAGGTGTGAGGAACAATCGACGTTGCATCTCTCCACCTTCTGAGGCAGCACCAGCTACATAGAATCCTACGAAATCCAAAAAGCCTTGAACTTCATTAGCTAACTTGCCAGGTAAAGCTGGTTGGTGACACCAACGCTTTCTCTCATCCTGCTCTTTAGTCATTGCTGCCACGAACAATACATTCATGTCAAGGTCTCGGAAGGTACGAACAAGCAATCTGATCATCTCAGCTGATTTGCCCCACTCTGCGAATTGTGGACTATCTGGTTCTAAGTCCAAGGCCTGAGCTCCAACTGTAATTCCCAAAAGCTGATACATAACGTATTTCTGAATCTCCGTTAAAGAGTCGATGATAACTGTCTTATACTGCTTTGGAACTAAAATTGGTGGAGCATCTGGACCTAACTTACGGAATCGAGTCTCCAGCTTGATCAGGTTCTCAATATCGCCCCTATTACGAAGCTGAACATGTAGCCGTAGAAACTCATAGATTCGTGCAATCTGTTTGTACTGGTTGATGACAATGATATCCAGATTGGGTACGTCATCTACAGTCATGTCTCCAGATTCTGCACTGACCATAAGTACATCGTTCATGTCGGGAACTTCAGCTGCTGTTGCAGTGAAGAACGTCTTACCTACTCCATAGTCTCCATAAACCATACCTTTAATCCAGCGTACTTTAGCCACTGCGTTCTGAATGTGAAAAGCCGGTGCTGCAGCCATTGGTGGTGCAGCTGGAGCTGCTGCTGGAGGTTTAACTCCTGCTACTGGTGCCTTTTGAGCTACTGTTGAAGACTTCTGAACTGTAGTAGCAGTAGTTACTGCTCCTTTTACAGCTGCTGCAGGTGCTGAAGTATTAGTTGCTGCTGCAGGATTAACGATTCCACCTTTTGCCTGAACTGGAACTGCTTCGCTAGCAGCCTTCTCATGGGTAGGCGCTACTCCAGTAGCTGAGCCTCCAGCTGTTCCTGTGTCTGCATTGGCCACTTGATGTTTTTCCTCCATGGATCTTTACCCTCCAATCTTTCTTTGAACTCTTCTTTCAGTAGGTATTCAGGATCGCCACCATCATCTGTTGCCAGGCAAATACTTCTTGCAGGACAATCCCAAGCACAATCACGTGTTGGATTAGGATATATAGGTAGTAGTGGGTTAACCATTTCAGCTGCCTCACCTAACATATTCAGATAAAAGTTACGTTTAGCTGCATCATTTCTAGTTACCTTATCCCACCTAATGAATTTATTACCCTCTAGGGTTTCCATAGCAGCTAAGTCATTTAGGAAGGGAATGTACTGATTTGGGAATACTCCATCTGGAAACTGCTCTAACAAGGCTGCGCGATACAATGTATGAGTAGTACGCTGACGTTTATCTGTGCTTATGCCACCCTTAGTGAGCATTCTTGGATACTCTGGTGGACTTTTAGAAATCTGAGTGTATATAACTCCTTCGATGGGATGTTGATAATGCTGCTCTGCTCCCCATAAATAAGCTGTAATCTGACCATCGGTCTCTAGCTTAGCTATATCAATTGCTGCAGCAGTCTTATAATCCTCAATCCACCATCGATCAGGATTATTAATCTCGCACACTACTTTGTCTAATGTACCGTGGTACGTAACTCCTTTGTACTTAGGATCTGGACTTTCAATAGGCAAGAGAAGTTCAAATTCAACCTCTACTTGTGGTACCCCATCAATCCAAAGGGTTTTGTACTCATTACGTGGCTTTAGCCACTGTACGTAGTAGTCCAGCATTGCTGTTGCCTGATCTATGATGTCCATCCATTCTAGTGGTCGCTTATCATCATCAAAAGCATCAGCGTAGGCAGCTAATGCAGCAGCCATATCTGGGAACTTTTTGTACCCATGATAATCTTCCATTGCGAAGTGAACTCCTGATCCCCACCATAAGGCATTTGCTACTCCATCGTACTCTAGGTTTCTTCTGACTGGACTGATGATATCCCACTTACGTCTGCACCTTTTGTATGAACTTCGATCGGAAGTCCGAATCCGTAGATACTCAGTGGACATATGTGGTATCACCTCCTTTCTTATGCTCTGCTAAGGATTGACCAAACTTGACCAAATTTATTCAATCGATCCTTAACTGCTCCTTTATTATCCAATTCTCGTCGAGTATTTACAACTACTTTAAGCTAGCATCATAATAATTTTTTCAAAACAGTTAGCACCTCTTTTGGCTCAACAAAAATAGTAGGGTCTGGAACTTCACGTTCTACCCTCATCAACGACATGAACTCTCGTGTTGGGTCTGACCCTAAAGCAGACTGCCAAGCAATTCTAGATTCATCATCGAATATCTTAGAGGGTACCCTTACTCGGACATGCATTCGTGGATCTCCACTCTTAGAAGTAGTTCTAATATATGTTGCTCCAGGATACCACTTTAATAAAAGTTCCAATTGGCGTTCATACACTGCATACTGCTCCAAAGTATCGATGTCAATGAATAATTCATCAGGCTCAGGGTAGCATATTACGTAGCCTTGGGCTTCCATCTCCAAAATAAAGTCCACGCGAGCTTCAATATCATCGTACTCTTTCTTTTCTTCCTCCATATTGCTTAGGTCCTCCCTATCTGAGCAATTATTTCTTTTGGCTTCAACACCCAATCTTCTGCTCTCTGCTTATCATTGAGGCGTTCAATGACAAGATCATCCACGGTGCCTTTGTGCAAAGGATAATAGATGTCTACCGGATGAAGTTGAGTGAGACGGTGGAGCCTATCCTCAGCCTGCTTGTTATCGATAGCACTCCACTCTGCGCCTAACATGTATAATGTAGTCGCAGCAGGAATTGAGAAGGACTGACCACTCTTGATGGTATATACCATTACCTTCCTCACTGCTTTATCGGCCTGATATGCTTCGCCAGCATCCATCATTTCTTTGGTAGTCAGCTGACCATGGATTTCATACAAGTGAGTCAACCCTGCTTTACGTAGAGCTTCCATAATAAATGGTATAGCCTGCCTGAAGGGTGTTGTTATGGCTATTGATCTATCTGCCAAGAATTGATCTTCCATTACTTCCAAGATAGTGGTTAAGGCTGCTCCATCTTCCATAATGCCCAATAGTTGAGGCGCTACCAATAGTTGACGCAAGCGAAGCAATAGAGTCATTTGGGTTGGTGCAATTATCACACCATCGTCTAATTCTGCATACATTGTCCTGACATAGCTTATCGTAGATCTTCCTTTGACCCTTCGTTAACTCAACTGGGATCACTATGCGTGTTTTAGGAGGCATATCCTTAGCAACTTCCCTCTTGGTGTGTCGAATGAAGTATGGTGCGATAGCTGCACGTAGCTTTTTAGCATCCTTAGGCATTCGCTCTAGTGTCTTGCCAAAGTCATCCTGGATTACTACACAGTGCCTTCCAACAAAAGGCCAATAACTAGGGAATGCAAAAGGATCAAGCAAATGCATAGGAGCATATAAGTCCTGTGGTCCCTGTCTTATAGGAGTACCTGTTAATAGCACCATACACCGACTTCGCATAGCTTCCACAGCCTTGTAGGCTTGATTAGTGTGCTTTAAGAGTCCACCCCGATGAATCTCGTCACACACTATAGCAGGCCAACTACTTTTAAGCTTCTGTAGTTCTCCAGCCATTTTGTATGTTGCTAATACAAATTGCACTCCCATTCCACCTGTTAACCAAGATGGCTGAAGTAGCCCCCTCCACATCTTCTCTCGCTGTCTAGGTGTTCCTTCATATATGACAGCATCTATACCCATCCACTTCTTGATTTCGTGCTGCCATACTCCTAAGGAAACTTTAGTGCCTAAGATCAGCACCGGACCAAGTCCTAGTCTCCTCAACCCTTCGAGCGTTTCCAGTGTCTTTCCCAGCCCAGGCTCGTTTGTATTATAGATTCTGTGATGGTCCACTAAGAATTGTACATCGTCCTCCTGATATTGTCTCAGCGTAAATTCGGTTACCATATTCGGTTTCCTCCTCGATGGTTATCTGTACACCTTTACTACCTGGTACAGCCAAAGCTGTTTGAAATATCTGATTTAGCAATCCATCCTCTAGTTCTAGCAGATCTCCTTTAGCGAGTACTGCTATATCGCGTGAGGCCACATCTGTACGTGCGTTGATAATGTACTTAGGTAGGTCTCCTGCCTCTGTGCCTACGCTTTCAGGTAGTATTCTACCATCAAGTATTAATTTATCTGTAAGCTTCTTCATAACTCCCCTAAACATAAACTCTGAGCCACCCTTAAATGTGCGTAGCTGCACGTTGGGAATTATCTGACTTACTCCATAGGGCTTAGATTGCTTATCAGGCTCATCCTCTAGATATACCTCCACGTATATACGCATCTTACTTCACTCCCTTACCGTATAATTGCCTATCCTCCTCAGTAACCTCTGTAGCATCTTCCTCTAAGTCTGCAGTAAAGTCAATCATATGTGGCAGATCATTTGTACCTGAGTATGATTTAGGCATATGCACAACTACACCAGGTAGTCCTAACCAATTCGTGGTAACCTCTACCTCTACTGGTACCTTCATTCCTTTATGCCACACTATTCCTTTAACTCTAGGCATTACTTCACTCCCTTATCAAATATCAGATAGTACACTCCATGTCTCACTGCATCGCGTGCATGACGTTGCTTGTTGGGGAAAACATTCCACATCTTTAGCTTCTCATCTTTGCAGAAGCCTTTTGCCAGTTGGGCCATTTGTTTCTTCAGAGGCAGCTGTCGTTGGGCACATAATAACTCCACTGCACCAATTAGCTTTGGAGTAAATAGCTCAGACCAGGAATGCTTCTCTGCCTTCCAACCATAGATCTTATAATCCTCAGCAACTACGTGGGTTGGTTGCCATTGATCAAACAGTGCAATAGTTGGAGTAAAGGGATCATCCTTGAGCTTTAGTTGATCATACGCGGCTAACTTAAAGCCTTCAAATAGTGCCCAACCCATAGTTTCCCCCGGATCTAGTGCCAGTAATCTAATAGGTGGCATCCAGTTTGGTGTTTGTCTTCGTACTCTACGCACAAACTCTTCTAAGTCCATAACATCCTCCTCAACAGTTATCCTGATCCCATCGCAAACCACAGAGGGTACATACAAGGTTATCTTTATGGTGAAGGGTAGATTGAATTGTCATTACACCATCTACCGTACAGTGGTCGCAGCACATAATAATAGTATCTCGCTCATTCTTCAGAATCTGTAGCTGCTTCTCAAGTTCTTGTATTTCGGTGGCAATAGCATCTAATCTAGAAGTATCATCTATAGTCATTATATCACCTCCCTTCTAGTAGAATCCACAATAGCCACTCCCAAGAATGGCTACTGAGCATTCAGCTAAGCCTTTTCGTGTTCTTGTTTGCTTAATTCAGCAAGTAGCACTAAGTTGTACTTACATAGTACCTTACAAATACTGCAGTCATTCTTGGCTGCTCTACAACGATTCTGTATCATCTCTATCTCCTCCACCCTCTATTATAGTATAGCTAAGTGTCGCTGACCGCTTGGTCTGTAGTAGAACGCATCTAGCGCCACGTTTTGCTAGCTTAGCTATCTAGGCTATTTACGCTTGATAGTTAACCTTATCATGTACACTACCACAAGCATTAGTAGATAGGTTACCTTGAAGATACGAAAGTAAGGTACAATATAATAGTTCCACAACTCCATAAGTATCAGCGCCCTAAGGAGTAGCACGAATAGATCCTCGATAAAAGTTTGAAATACACCTTTCTTTGGCATTTTAGGCGTAAATCCTGGTTTAGCTAGCTCCATTAACGTCCACTCCTATCTGGATCAACTCCACCATTAGCTCTAGTCTCGAAAGCGTATCCTACCGGTGACTCCACCAAGGCTGAATTGGTATCTTGTCTATGCTGCTGTCTCTCGAGTACAGACATGTCCTCATACTTTGCACTAGGTCGATGCAAGTCTAATTCCGCCAGAACTTGTTTAAAAGCTCCTTTTGGCTCCACGGTAATTATAGGAATATTCCGCTCAATAGTAACCGTAGTTGCCTTAGCGTCCCTCACTACTGCACGCACTTCACGCAACATCTTGACGACTTCCTTAGTCAGGTAAACCCCCTTTCCTCCATCATACATCTTGTCTGTAAGCTTCTCGATGACAGCATCTAAACGCTTCTTTAGCTCTTCCATTTAATTGTCCTTCCTCCTTTCTGATAAGTCCTGTAGGATTGTAGTAGTCATATCTACATCCTTAGTCATGTCCTTTGTCATCTGCCGGCGGACTTCTGGCGATGCCTGCTTCAACATATCTTGGTAGGCCTGTGTTACAGTAGCCACAGCTCTCTGCATATCTACAATACCAACGTTGATAACTGTAAGCTCCTCATTATCCTGAAAACCTACTAGAACAAAGTTTTCCAACATAACTACTTCTCCAGAGGCATTATGCCTAACTAGACAAGTTACAGGTGACTCTCCAACTCCAACTAAGGAAGGTTCTGAGCTACCTGAGAACTCTCCAATAGTCCTTAAGGGATCTTTAGGTGCTACTGCTTGTAGTTTGAAGTCCCTGCTTCTTGCACATAGAGTACATTGGAGCTTTCCTGGTACCGATAAATTGTTCCCACAGGTAATGCACGTAACTTGTTTCATATTGTTTGCTCCGCCTTCCAGCTATCTGGCAATACACCAAATGCTCCATTTATTGCTTGAACTACGTCTTCCAAAGATTGTGCTAACTCTACTAGATGTCCAGCTACTTGAGGAACATCTCCGTTCCAAGTTAAAGCAAGCAAGGCTACTCGAACTTTCTCCACCTCATTCATAGCCTGCTGAGGTGTCAACTGAGCATGATCAACAAAGTCACCCTTCTCTTTACTCATCGTGCTTGCCTCTTAGTCTGCTTAGCCTTCTTACGCTTTGCTGATCGCTTATCTCGCTCCCTCACTGTGATGCAGCTACTTCTACGAGTAGAGACTTTAGGATGTCTACGCTCCTGCCTAGTGGGAGTTAGCTCATCTAGATACATTTGGGTCATAGCTAAGTCCTTAAGTGGATTTGAAAGGCCTCCATACATAGCAGCTTGGATATCTGGTCTATCTGCAAACTCTATGCCTAGTAGGGACTTGCCAGATTGACGCATCCCCTGCATTACAATATACTCTTCATTCTGTCTAGCTGTCTTTATGGCCTCCTGCATTACGCTACCAACTCCGCTGTACCTACCTAACTCACTTGCTAGCACTAACATTCGTTTACCTTCCTGCATAGTAGCTTCCTGCATCCTGGTAGCCCTCCTGAATATGCTCTACTAGCTCTGCATATCGATGAATAAACTTACTAGCTTGTAGACAGTGCCTACCAGTAAAGGAAATATTCAGACACTTAGTGATCTCTTTGATTGCCTTACGCTGCTCCTTCGTAATCTCTTGATTCTGCTCGAATGCTGCTTCATCTTTATGTCCTGCTATCCATGTGTAGGCATCATCGTAGCACTCACCAGCAAACTTGATACCCAGCACATACTCAATTGTGGCAATCCATTCCAGCTGTCGATGGGTTATGGGTTTAGCTAGTCTAGTAGCCTCTTTAAGTGATTCACAGCTAGCGTGGATCTCATCCATCTGTTGATGTATTCGAATACCGTGCTCCATAACTGAATGTGCACGAGCAGTAAGCTCAACATCCTTAAGCATATACTGATACAGAGCATCTAAAGAATCAATGATAACTACTTTGGGCTCTTCCATTTGTGCTCGCATACAAGCCATACCAACTTCAGCAACACCATCATCACGATATGATTGAGCCATATCCACTAGATGATCAGTTAGGAATCTGATGGTAGATTGAGTAGTACTATTGCAGAGCTCACGATTAATGAATCCACCCATTGCCCTACGGATATCAACGCTGTGTTTCTTTTCATTCATTGCTAAGCATCCTCCTCTTATTGGCCCTCGTGGCTCTCCTCGTGCAACCTCAAAAGAATGTAGCCACTTGGCTACTAGTTATCGATAGCTATGGCATTCCCTACGATTAGGACTTCTATCTTTGCAGCTAAATCTGTCTAGACACTGCTGACAAAGTTTTGGTGACTGAGAGTTAGGTTCTGATGTAGCTAATGCTGTTTGATCAGCAGGACAATGATCCTCAATATATCTTCGACCACAGTGATAGCAGTATTTAACTCTCATGCATATCCTCCAATGCTATTGCTACTTCAATAGCTGCAATATCTATCACTTCAGCTGTTAGGTCTCGACCATCTTTAGGTCTTAGTAAGTTACATGTTCGATGAACTGTACGTACATTTTCAGGAATATCAAGACCACCTTGATTGATAGGGATTCTATGATCCACCTGTATCTCATTAATGTTGATGATGGGCGTGTTACATATCTTGCACATTGGAACTCCATTGATTGAGTCCCTTATGATGATGTCCTGTCTACTATACCTAACCCCAGGTACTTGAGCTGCCTTGACAAGCATTCTTCGTCGCTTACCTGATTGTCTGTGAACTTCAGGATGCGCTGCTCGATAAGTCTTACCTAGGTCCAGCCTACGCTCTCTGTTCGCCTGGTAGTTGGCTGCACTTTGAACTAGCAACTTATCACGATTCTTGTCGTAATAGGCACGTTGCCTCTTCTGTGTTAGCTTTGCTGCTTTCCGACGATCGTAGCTTGCTTGAGCAACTACACGCTCACATATTTTGCAGGTGTACGATAAACCATCTTTGGATGCCTTGCGAGTAGAGAAATCAGTAATTAGTGCCCAGTGCTTATTAGTGCTGCACCACTTGTATTCTCCAACTCCAGGATTATTGCTCTGATCTGTGAACTCATACTCTAACTTAACCTCAGGTTTTACCTCCTCAGCCATACGTCTCCCCTCTCCCTCTCCTCTTTAGGTGCTATTGAAAGGAGCATACTAGTATCTAGCTGCTCCTTTCAGCATTTAAACCTTCGCACTAAGGTAGCGAATCACCGCATTAATTAGTAATCTGAGTTGTCTTCAACACCGAAGTTGGTATCGCTTGCAGGTGTGGATACAACCTCTTCAACAGTCTCTACCATCTTAACTGTTTCCTCAGAACTTACATCTGGAGGTGTTGCATCTTCAGGAGCTGCATTGGCGCCTTCCACTGCTTCACCAGCCTCTTTCTTACCTTTGGTAGCTGCCCATACAATTGCGTAGTCGCAATGTAATTCGTCCGCTATGGCTCTGCGGGTAATGCCTGCTGCGAACTGAGCACGAATGTATTCTGCACGAGGTGTTCCATTTTCCAGAATCACTCTACCACCATGAGTAGCTTCTCCACCAGGTACCACAGCATCTTTCGTAGCTGCATAAACAGTAGCGTAAGGGATGTCAAACTCCTTGGCAAGCTCTCCACGAGTCTTTTCGCCACTTGTTACCTGTGCTCGGAACAAATCTGCTCTGCTCGAGCCGATTGGGATCACAGTACCATCTTTCAATGTCACTTCTGCGTCAAGTATTGCTCCACGATTACCTGTTCGACCGGTTCCACCTTCAGGGTGAACTAGATTGTACATGTTTGCTGTTGCTGTGTAAACCAAACCATAAGCGATTCCAACCTCTTTGGCAATATCACCACGAGATCGGTCTTTCATAAACTCTTGGCGAATAAAAGCTGAACGACTGCATTCTTGGCCATTGTCGAGGGTATATATTTTTACTTCTTTGGCTTCTGTTGGAACTGTTTCTTGACCAGCCGCTGGAGTAACTTCCGTTTCAATTTCAGATGTAACTACTTCAGCTGCATTGACCTCATCCAACACTACATCACTGTTAACTACTTCGGTTTCTTTTACGCTTGCTCATATTAATATGGCCTCCTTCAAATTGTTAGGAATCAGTTCACTTAGATTTAAGCTCTTTCATTCCTTAACTCTGCCTTAATTATACATTTTCCTACGACAAAATACAAGTGACAAAATATAGGACTAATGAAATAAAATTTTAATGTCTAGTCTTGCATGATCTCCATAAGAAAAGAGCCTACTACACAGTAAGCTCTAAAAGAAGACTATAGTTTATTGTTCTCTATCTGGTATAACCTCACCTACAGCAAGGAATTGAATAAATCTACCTACTGCCGATGAATACGAACCTACAGTAAGTGGAGAGTATCCTGTCTTTACTAACTCTCTATAATAAACTTTCTCTGCATATTTCATAGCTTCCAGAGTAGCTGGATCATGCAGCATACCCATTTCTGGAGCTTCCTCTTTCTCTACCCGTCTATAAGGGACATATCCATTGCCATATAGTGGAGAATCTACTGGACGCAAATTACCACTCTCATACTTTAAGGTCATATGTATCACCTCCTTTCATTATTATTAGTATACCCCATTTGATCGATAATTATTACGCCTTTAGTGCCCATATATAAAAATATTTCTAGCTACAGTTAGCTCTGCGCTGAAAGAAGTACTCTTGGCCACCAGGCGGCGTGGTTCAGGCTTTCGTCGACGCATCAGAAAGTTATACTAACTAGTATTAGTTGACGTACTAGGAAACTATAAGGTCAAAATCTCCCTGTTGATTTTCTTCGCAAAATATAGGATAATATACGTAGGGATTAAGAATAAGTATGGAGGGATGCATGTATATGGCTAATTATGAATTGAGCATTGCTGAAAACTACGTACCTAATTGGACTGTGAAGGATGCAGTACGAGAGTTATTTCAAAATGCTATAGATCAACAAACTATAAACCCAGATAACATAATGACCTTTGACGCGCACAATGATGTATTGGAGATAACCACAGCAAATGCCTCTTTGGAAACTTCAAGTCTTCTATTAGGAGCTTCCACTAAGCAAGATAGTGATACAACTATTGGTCAGTATGGAGAAGGCTATAAATTAGCTCTTCTAGTACTAACACGGGAGGGTAAACAAGTAGTAATCGAAAACTACGGTAAAAAGGAATGCTGGAGACCTAACTTAAAGTACTCTAATAGATTTGGCACAAAGCTACTTGCTTTTGATGTCAAGAAAGTTAAAAGTCCAGATCATGCTAATCTAAGGTTTATCATTATTGGACTATCAGAAGAAGAAATGCAAGAGATCATTGAATCTAATCTGCATATGCAGATGGAAACTACGAATATAATTGAAACTTCCATGGGGACAATATTATTGGATGATCACCATAAAGGTCAAGTGTATGTTGGTGGATTACACGTATGCGACCATAAGTACACTCACGGTTACAACTTTAAGCCTGAATACATGAAGTTGGACAGAGACCGCAAGCTGATATCTGACTTTGACTTAGAGTGGTTAGCTTCACGTATGTGGGCAGCTTCTGGATCAGATAAGATTATTGCATTGGCAGAAACGGGTGCTAAGGATGTTGCCTATCTCGAAAACCAATACTTGTTCAGTACTCCTGCTAAAACTATTCCAGATCAAGCTCTGGCAGAGTTCAAATTAAAGCATGGTGAAAAAGCACATCCAGTTACTTCTCAAGCAGAACTAACTGAGCTGATATCTAAGTCACCTGATGCAAAGGCAGTTATCGTAACCTCTGGATTCAAACATCTTATTAAGTCTAGTCAAGACTACGAAGAACCAGAAGAGGTACAAGAAGAAGATCAAAATCCAATACAACGTCTGTTAGACTGGTTTGACAATGTAGAAGAGTTAATTAGCGAAGATCAAGCATTAGAGTTCCGACAGATCATGGAGGAGTTGAAACCTGAATGAATTTATCACCTGCAATTGATCGTGCCAAGTGGAAGTTTAGCCTATGTCAGTGTCCTACTTGTAGTCGCAGAGTAGTAGTTGAGAGTAAGGATCCTCTACAACCAGATAGTCTTAGTTGTGAAATGTCTGAAGCCTGTGCTCCTGGTTGGGATTGTGGTATGTGCGATCCAATAC